GTCATGGCATTCGATTGAGTTAAGCTTACGTCCTGCTGCACCCTTGAATGTAGCAACAACAAACTTGAACAGGTCAACCAAAGGCGCTGGGCCAGATGCACGACCACCAAATGTCTTAAGCTTAGCACCCGCAGGGCGAAGACGTGACACATCCCATGCAGGGATCTCACCAGCATACAACAACGCAATCAGCTTACGTAGTGCCTTAGCCCAGCCTTCCTTGCTGTCATGTACAACAATGGTATCGTAGCTGGTGAACAGTGCATCAGGTACTTCTGGCAGCTTAGTGATATACTGTCGTTCAACAGAAAAGCCTACACCTGTACCACACAGCAAGATGAACATGGCTTCATCAAAGGATTTCACATCATCAACTGGCAAGAAGGAACAGTTGTACATACAAGTGTTGTCACGATCAGCGGCAGGGCCAGCAGTCATAACTGAACGCATAGAAGGCATAACTTCGAGATTCAGAATGGCCTGTTCAAGATCATCAAGTATAATCTCATCACGTACAACAGTAGCTACTACGTTCTCAACGTAACGGCTAACAGTTTCACCCCAGTTCTCACGGCGCTTTTCTTTATCCCGCCACCGTGCATACCGTGATGTAGCAATGAATGTCTGGTAGTCTGTTGGAAGGTAGTTGCTCATCTTTGTTTGACCTCTATCTTTAAGATTTCTACATCGTCAATGTCGTACACCATATCTTTAATAAGGGTGACGACAACCTCTTCGTACATGTCAGTAGCTACGGGTAATATGTTACTGTCTTCGTCAACGTCTATGGCCATGCGTACATCGAATTTCATTTCTTGCCTCGCACCAAGTCAGACAAGTCGGGCTTCTTATAGTTAGGCCCCTTCATAACCTTGCCATCTTCACGCATGATAGGCTTGCCATCTGGGCCTAGCTTAGACATGTTGCTGTTGTGTACCCGGATGAAGGCTTCATAGAATGTATCAGCACCGTAGTACTCAAAGCCTGACTCAAGTGTACGGCTTACCTTGCCTTGTTGCTTGAGTACATTGTCACGCTCTTCTGGGTTAATCAGGTGGCTGATATGCTCTACTGCAGTCAAGGCTAAGCCTGTGGATACATACAGCAAGTCACACATTTCTTTCAGATGATCTGTTGTACCTACAGCCTCAGACACAACTTCCTTAAGTTCTTCATCAATCAGCTTAACCCATAGCCGAGGATCAAGGGAGCCATTGAAGCTTGCAATAAACTCTGCAACACATTCATGAGGCATACGTTGCTTCATGCCTTCCATATCTGTTTCATTAATCATCAAGACTCTCCTGCTCTAGTGTTTCAATTAGCTTTGTAAGATACCATTGTGCTTTACGCAAGTCCTGCAAAGGTTTTTCTTTGTATCGCCAACGATGCAGATACTTCTTCACGTTCCACTCTAGTCCACCAATGAATGCTTCCATAGGCATGTTATCATACAGATACTCTACGCACTCAATACTACCATATGAGTAATGCTCTGGCTTCTCTACTGGATCATACATCATGCATTCCCTTCTGTCTTAGTCCACGCATTAAGCGTATACACATTGCCTTCCTTAGTAACCTTGGGCTTAGCTTCTTCTTGCATGATGCCCATGATTTCATTACGCTTATCTTCCACCAGTTCATAGATGTCTTCATACTCTTCAATGATATCCATGAAGCATGACATCATCGTAGCTAGGTTAAGCAGGTGTGCCATTACTTCTGTCTCAATACCGTTACCCTTATTGAGTGCAACATTGATACTCACACCGCCCTGCCACGTACCATCATCATCATTCACTGGTGCTATGACAATAGCAATCTCATCATCCTTTAGTGTGTAGCCCACTACTTCTTCCTTTCGGTCTTAAGAGGTATAACATCTACTGTAATAGCCTCACCTGTTTCTTTTAGCCAATCCTCAGGTACAACTCTATGCGCCCACTTGAAGCCATACTTGTTACACCACTCGAAGTATCTAGTCTTTGCACCTTTGTAAAGCTTTGCATTGGCGTTGCTGAACACAAACCTAATGTCTAACTCTGGGTGCTGTGCCTTAACTGCTAGATGCTTCTGTCTGTCTTCACTGTCAAAGATACCCTTTGTTTCTACGATGATGCCATTATCTAAAACAAAGTCAGGCGTGTATGTCCTGTATTTAAGATCTTCCCATTCGACCTTGAGGACTTCATACCTGACTTTACTTTGCTTGCCTTTGAGATACGCAGCGACCTCTTGCTCTAAGCCGCTGCGATATACTCTCTTATTGTGCCTACGTACTGCCAACGCTACCCTCATGTTCAGGGCTAAGGAATACGTAGTCTACCATTGGGGGTGTCTTTGCAGTAGACATCACAGCAGGTAGTGTCCGTAGGTTAGGCCAGCACTTGTGCTTAAAGGAACAGAAGCCACACTCAACACCAAGCTTAAGATTGCCTGTAGGCTTACGGTAATGTGTCTCAGTCTCAGGCTCATAGCAACGCTTAAACTCTGCGTTACTTTCGATGTAATGCACAGTGTCTTGGATCTGTTGCATCACAGCCTGCTTGTCTACGTTAGCTGCAGACACATACTTAAACTCACCGTTAGCTTTATTGACAACCCACCAGCCACCAACATCTTTACCTGCAGCTTCTGCATAGCCAACAAGTTGTGATACGTAGCCAAAGCTATCACCCTTAGCTAAGGTTTCAAAGCTTTCAAACTTGTTGTTGTAGGACCAAGGTGATGCACTCTTCACATCATCAATAGCACCGTCCAACTCCATGTCATACTCACCATTCACCTCTGTACCAGATGGCAATTTAAGTGTGACCTTAGCATTGTCCTTGAAGTCCACACCAGCAGCACGAAGAAGACCCTTAAACACCGCTTCCACAATATCCCCAATGATCATGTTCATCAGGAAGTGTGGTGGCATAGGTGTCTTATCTTCTGGGTCATTCTTATCAAACCACAACTGACAAGTAGGACGCCCAATGTTGGACATCCTGATCTTGAAAGCATCACGTGGCCCGCTGCTGAATTGCTTGGCAAGGGCAGCCTCTACATCTGAGGCTACATTCTTACGGATGTCTTCCGACATCTGTGCTTCACCCTTAGCTGTCTTACTAAGAAAGTCAAACACTGCCAGCTCAGCAGGATGATTCATTAGTCTGCCTCTTCCACATTAACAAATTGATGTACAATATCAATGTCTTCTGCAGTCATAGGCTCCTGATGTGCATCCTTCCATGCGTCAAGAATGTAGCCATTGCTCCACGTAATATAGTCAACGAAGGAACGCAAGGTATCTTTATCTTCTTGCTGCAATTCTACCGTAGAGCCAGCACCAAAAACCATAGAAGAGTATGTGTTACCTTCTGTAGGCAATGGGTGAATGTTAGCCCCAAGGGTAAACTTGTACATGATAGGCAGTACATTCTTACGCTTCAAGAATGCAAGTGCCTCATTAACAGCTTTGATGCTCTCTTGACCCTTAATGGAAATCATAAATGGGATCTCTTCATCATAGCCTTCAACAAGGTTGCCTTCCTTGTCCGTAGGTTCTGTCATGGTAATCATACCAAAGAGAATGTAGGTACGCTTGACACTACGCATAATGTCTTGTGTCTCTTTAGGTAACGCCTTGAAATCCTTGACGTATCCTGATGGACGACCAATGTTGAAACCACCAAGGTTATCTTTAAGATCCCCCTTCAAGTCATTAGACATGACTGTGCGATACATCTTCTGTGCATCTGAATCCCAACGCTGCCACTGCTGACGCATAGCAAAGATACGCATCTTTGGTGATACACCATACACAGCATCATCACCGCTAAGCAACTTGTATGCACCTGCAGGGATAACCTCTGTCTTGATCGTCTTGTCATTAACAACCATCTTACCCATGATACCAACATGGATTTGTGACAGGCGTGACAGGTTTGAAGAAGTCTTTGCTTCACCTGTCCCAATACCCATAGCCTCGGCCAGTGTCATACCAAGATCTTCACTAAGCATTGCAAGTTCTGTACTCATTGTGTGCTTCCTTTCAGCAAAAGAGTCCTAGTTATACTGTTAAACGTCCTTAACGTCAAGCCAATTCTTGCCTATCTTTGCTTCTAATAGCAGTGGAACATTCATGGTAATACCATAAGCTTCCTTAATTAGAGAGGCTTGATTTTTGTTAATGTTTTCAATCACTTGAATAACATCATCACGTTCATCAGGGTGTACGTCAATTACCACTGAGTCATGTACTGTGTTGACCAAGCAAGACTGGTACGGCATCAAGGCTTTCTCTAGTGCTATAATAATGACAGGAACAACGTCACCAGTAGCGAAGCCTTGCACAGGATAATTCTTAATCATGGTGAAGTGTGTGACACCACCATTAGCCCTACGTGCTACATCAGGG